GAAGAAGGCATGGAAATGGACGACGAGTATACAGCAGACGAGCAAGGTGAAATTGCTGGTATGGATGCAGAAGCTGAAGTTGATATGGAAAGCCAGTTTAACGAAGCACTTAATCTTTCTAAAGTAACTAAAGGTATTTCAAATTCATCAGAATCTGAAGGTACTAACAAAACATCTGTAAACGCTAATAACAGCGGTGCAAAAGGTGCAGTTGCAAAGCCACAACAGTCAAAAGACACAGTTAACAACGGTGCTCCAACACCAACTGTTAAGCCAGGCGATGGAACAACATCACCTAAGCAAAACAAAGTAACTGAGCCTAAGAAGAAAGGCGAAGATGCTGGTGTTAACAAGAAAAGTTTAAACGGTTCGTAAGGCTAGTACTATGAGTATCTTACAAGAATATTTAAATTTTGACGCGGCTAATGTTCAGCTTTTAAGCGAAGAGAACAAAAAAGGCGGAAAAGATTTATACATGAAAGGAATTTGCATTCAAGGCGATCAAAAGAACGCTAACCAGCGCATATATCCAGTAAGAGAAATTTCTACAGCAGTGAGAACATTAAACGAACAAATTAATGGAGGCTATTCCGTTTTAGGAGAAATAGACCACCCAGAAGATTTGAAAATCAATTTAGACCGAGTGTCACACATGATCACAGAGATGTGGATGGATGGCCCGAACGGTTATGGTAAGTTAAAAATACTTCCAACTCCAATGGGTAAAGTCATTGAAACTATGTTAGAGTCCGGCGTAAAGCTAGGCGTTTCTAGCAGAGGAAGCGGTAATGTTAACGAAGCCACAGGACACGTATCGGAATTTGAAATAATTACGGTAGATATCGTTGCTCAACCTAGCGCACAAGATGCGTACCCAACAGCTATATATGAAGGCCTTATGAATTTTAAGGGTGGAATGAAGTTGCTAGGTATTGCTGAAGAAGCTAGCGAAGATAAACGTGTACAAAGATATTTGAAAGAAGGCGTAATTTCTTTAATCAAAGATCTTAAAATTTAGGAGACTACAACATGTTAAAAGCAATCAAAACATTGCTAGACAATAACGTGATTAACGAAGATACCAGCTCAGAAATTATGGAAGCATGGGACTCAAAGTTAACCGAAGCTCGAAATGAATTGCGTAATGAATTGCGCGAGGAATTTGCTCAACGGTACAATCACGATAAGACAGTAATGGTAGAAGCTCTTGATAAAATGGTAACTGAGGGTTTGCGTTCAGAAATTGTAGAGTTTAAGGAAGAGAAAGATGCGTTAGCAGCTGATCGAGTTAAGTTCAACAAGAAGATGAGTGAGAGCAGTGCAAAGTTCAATAATTTCATGATAGCTAAGCTGTCTGAAGAAATTAAAGAGCTACGCAATGATCGCAAAATGCAAACTGAAGGTTTAGTAGCAGTAGAAACTTTTGTAGCTAAGCAATTAGCAAAAGAAGTTCGTGAATTTGCACAAGACAAGCGTGAAGTGGTTGAAACCAAAGTCAAGCTAGTCGCAGAAGCACGTACACAACTTGAAGCACTGAAGAAACGTTTCATTAAAGAAAGTGCAGCAAAAGTTAAGAAGCATGTTACTACTACATTGTCAAAAGAGTTAACATCATTACAAGAAGATATCAAATCTGCTCGTGAGAACAGCTTTGGTCGACGTATATTTGAAGCTTATTCAAGTGAATTTACAAGTACTCACTTAAATGAGAATGATGAAATACGAAAATTGAAAAAAGCATTATCGGATAAAAATGTAGCTTTGAAAGAAACTACAAAGAAAGCGGTTAAGCTGAAAGCAATTACAGAAAGTAAAAACAGAGAGATTCGCATGATTAAAGAGAGCAATCAGCGTGATGAGACACTAACAGATTTGTTAGCGCCTTTAAACACTGCTAAGCGCGAAGTCATGCAAAACTTATTGGAGAGCGTTCAAACAAATCGTTTAACGAATGCTTTTGAAAAATATCTACCAGCGGTACTTGCTAATAAAGCTAAAGACGCTACACCTTCTAAAAAGAAGACTGTAGTTACTGAAAGTCGTAAAGCTGTAACTGGTGATAAACGAGCTACTAAATTAAGAAATACCGATACTAATATTATCGATATGAAAACTTTAGCCGGCTTAAAATAAAGTGTAAATAGGAGATAATTATGTCACAAGCACTATTAGAAAACCGTTGGGGTGAGACCAAAGAAGCTTTGCTTGAAGGTCTTGACGGAACCAAGCGTTCAAGTATGAGCGTAATTTTGGAAAATACCCGACGTCACTTAGCAGAATCTGCTACAAGTGGCGCTACTGCCGCTGGTAACGTTGCAACATTAAACCGTGTTATTTTACCAGTTATTCGACGTGTTATGCCTACCGTTATTGCTAACGAGTTAGTAGGTGTACAACCAATGAGTGGTCCGGTTAGCCAGATCCATACATTGCGCGTTCGATACGGTGAAACAATGCAAGATAATTCAGCTGCTAGTACTAGTACTCAAGCTGGCGATGAAGCATTATCACCATTCAAGATTGCACAGGCTTACTCAGCTGGTACAGGCGCAACTCAAAATGTCTACGATGGTGCAGCAACAGCAGCGCTTGAAGGCGAAGGCGGCAGAAGCATATCTGTACAGATCTTAAAGCAAGCAGTTGAAGCGAAGACACGTAAGTTACAAGCACGTTGGACTTTTGAATCAGCTCAAGATGCACAGTCTATGCACGGCATTGACGTAGAAGCAGAAATCATGGCAGCACTAGCGCAAGAAATTACCGCTGAAATTGACCAAGAAATTCTTCTTTCTTTACGTTCATTAGCTAGCACAGAATTCACATACGACCAGTCACTTGTTTCAGGTACTGCTACATTCGTAGGTGATGAACATGCTGCTCTTGCAGTGTTAATTAACCGCACAGCAAACCTTATCGCAACACGTACACGTCGCGGCGCAGGTAACTATGCAGTTGTTTCACCAGCATCACTAACTGTACTACAGTCAGCTACTACCTCTGCATTTGCACGTACTACTGAAGGTACATTTGAAGCACCTACAAACACTAAGTTTGTTGGTACTCTTAACTCAGCAATGAAAGTTTATGTCGACAGCTATGCTAGCGACACACAATCAGTACTTGTTGGTTATAAAGGTTCAAGCGAAGCAGACGCACCAGCGTTCTACTGTCCTTATATTCCTTTAATGAGTTCAGGTGTTGTACTTGATCCAAGTACGTTCGAACCAGTTGTTAGCTTTATGACACGATATGGTTACATTGAGCTTACTAACACAGCATCATCTTTCGGTAATGCTGGAGATTATTTGGGCGAGGTGGCCGTACAGAACTTAACATTCCAGTAAAACCGGAATTAAGTTAGACCATTTAAAAAGCACTCTTCGGAGTGCTTTTTTTTGGATGTTTATCCTTGTAGGCTCTGCCACATTTGCACAGTATCAAAAGCTGCGATAGCCTCGTCTGATAATTCTGTAAATATCTTATCGCCAATGATGTAATTGTAATCATCAAAATTTAAGTATTCTACATTCTTCGGCATTAGTGGTAACTTGTACCAACGGTCACCAACGGTCCAGTACTTGTTCTTTGCTTTGAATTGTATCATAATAACCTATTTAACTTGATTACCGTTTAAAAGTTAGTGCAAAAAGTGTTGCGTCTGCAGGATTAGAAAATCGCCAAATAACAGATGGTCGGTTACCGACGTAAAGTCCGTGATTTGAATAATTATATCTACCACTAGATTTGTGTTGTTTTAGCCACGCTATTTCGTCGTCATATTCTGCATGGTTTGTTATGATGGTTGTTGCGTTATGTGTGTACCCGTATTTCATTTTGAGTTATGCCGGTCACTTTTTAAAGTCATCCAAACTTTAGCCTTATTAAATGCTGCAATACCCTCTTCAGTTTCTTCTGTGTACACAGTCCCATCGATTCTCAATCTTGATCTCCGAAAATTAATATTATATAATTCGATATGGGAAGAGCATGGTACCCAACCAAGTCTTGTCTGACTGCTTTCATCACCAC